CGTGGTGCTGTTTGACGAGATCGAAAAGGCGCACCCGGATATCCAGAATATCCTGCTGCAACTGCTGGAAGATGGCCAGCTGACCGACTCCATGGGCCGCAAGGCGGATTTCCGGAATACCATCGTGCTGCTGACTTCCAACCTTGGTGCACGCTTTCTGGCCGGGCAGAGCGCGCCGCTGGGTTTTGCGGCGGGGAGTGAGGCAGCCTTTGAAAAGCAGTCGGAGCAGGCCGTGGCAGAGGCAAAAAAGTGGTTCCGCCCGGAGCTCATCGGGCGGCTGGATGAGATCATCGTGTTCCGCCCTCTGGGAGAAGACAGTCTGTGCACCATTGCGGAAAAGCTGCTGGGCCAGCTGGAGACCCGTGCGGCCCGCAGCGGCTATCAGTTGACCCATACCGCCCGGGTAGGCCCGGCGCTGGCGGCAAAAGCCCGCTCACCCTACGGAGCGCGAGAGCTGCGGCGGCAGGTGGACCGGGCAGTGGAACAGGCCCTTGCCAACGAGATCGCCTCGGGGACAGCAGCTCCTGGCCAGCACTGGACGGCGGACTGTACCGCTGACGGCTGTGTAACTCTTCAGGAAACGGATCCCGTGAGTGCGGTTTTGTAAAGGCTGCCTCTTGCAATTGTGTGCGGTTTTGGCTATCATAAAAGAAGCTTTTACGCACACAGGAGGAAGCCATGCGTTATCTGTTTATCTTGAATCCTGCCGCTGGGAAGCAGGACTGTACCGTCCAGCTCATTCCGCAATTGCAGCAGGCTGCTGTCCGGGCAGGCATCCCGGTGGATGCGGTTGCCACCTGCAAAACAGAGTATGCAGGCCATGCCAAGGCACTGGCTCGCGCCGCGGCGGAAGAGGCCGCGAAAGCAGGGGAGCAGCTGCACATCTGGACGGCAGGCGGCGATGGTACTCTGGTGGAGGCGCTGACAGGCGTGCAGGGCTTTGCCAACGCCGCCGTGGGCTGCCTGCCCTACGGCAGCGGCAACGACTTCCTGCGCACCTACGGCACCCGGGAGGAGTTTACCGACCTCGACGCCCAGCTGGCGGGCGGGGAAGTGACCATCGACACGATGCAGACCAATCTGGGCCTTTCCGCCACCATCTGCGCGGCGGGGCTGGACGCCCAGGTGGCCTATGGCATCCCGAAGTTCCGGCGTATCCCCCTGTGCGGCGGCGAGATGGCCTACGCTCTCTCCATTGTGGAGCAGCTCTGTGGGCAGATTGGCCGCAAGATCGAGTATGATATCGACGGCGAAAAACTGACCGTCGATTGCCTCATGTGCGCGATCTGCAATGGCAAGGCCTACGGCGGCGGTTTCCTTGCGGCTCCGGAGGCCGTCCCGGACGACGGTTGGATGGATGTCGTCATCATCCGCAAGGTGGGGCGGCTGACCATTGCAAAGCTGCTGGGAATGTATAAGCGGGGCGGGCATTTCGTCCACGGCCAGCTCACCGAGCAGGCAAAGCCCTATTTCATCTACCGCCGGGCAAAACAGGTGACCCTCCGCCCTGTGGATGGCCGCGGGCCCATCGTTGCCACCGCCGACGGTGAGTGTGCCCCCTGTGACCGGGTGGAGGTCGCCCTCCACCCGCAGAGCGCCCGCATCCTGCTGCCCAAAGCAGCGTATGAGCGGTTCTGTGCTCAGAGAGAAAACGCTGCCTCGGCGGTAACGCGGTAAAGCGTTCCGAACGAAAATAGAGAACAGTCCCTGTCCTGCGGAAAAGAACTTTCTGCCAGGACGGGGACTGATTTTTTACGCTGAAAAGCAGCTTTTTGAGAGGACACAAAAACTTAACATTGAATATTAGTGCATTAGATAAACGTAATTAACATTAACACGTTGATTTGAAATCCAATGGACTGGATAAATGAGCGACAAACTTGTGCAACTCATACACTAACTGTACATGAACCGAACCACTGATTTTTGGGAGAGTGCTAATCAGGGAATCTTTTCGAGCTCCGTTCTGAGCCATTCGATGCTGCGGTCTGTGTAAACGCGCTCTGTAAGGTCTTGAATCCGATGACCGACGAGACGCTTGATGGCGTATTCATCAACCCCGGCTTCTTTGGCATGTGTAACAAATGTTTTACGGCAGTCATGAGAGTGATGCGGCGCGATACCGAGGGCCTTAACAGTTTGATTAAAGTGGCGAGCATAGAATTCATAGCGGGGGTAGCGATAAGAACCATCAGCGCTGGGAAGATAGAATGGATATTCATAATGGTTGGTTTTAGCATTAAGGTATCGTTTTTGCACGATGCCAAAAATCCGAGGATGAATAGGAACGATGCGATTTTGGCCTGCTTCGGTTTTGGAGCCTCCGACCATGGTTCGGTTTTCAAGGTCGATATCTGAGAATTTGATATGTAAAAGTTCCGAAGCACGCCATCCACAATAGCATTGCACCAGCATAAGTTCTACTGTAGGGTCAGATTCGAGAGCATTCCAGAGAACCTGCATCTCCTCATCCGTGAAGCTGACATGGGGGATGACATGGTTGACTTTTTCTTGGAAAGCCTCACCTGGAATTTTAAAAAGGCGGGCATAGTTTTTGTCGGTCAATTCATTTTCAACGGCAAAGTCAAATAGAAGATTAAGCGTTTTTTTCAAAGTGTTTTGTGTAGACGGGGTTGTGATGTGCCTTTTTCCACTTTTGTCTACGAACTGACCGTTAACGATAACGTTTTTCAACTGGGGGATACGAACTTCCCGGACAGTTATGTTATAGATGGAGTGAGCATATTTCCAGGCACTTCGGGTCGTTATGACATTTCCACTGCATACTTTTTTGGAGTAGGAGACCATCCATTTGTCATAAAGAGCCTGCATGGTAATGGATTTATCAAGGTCAAATGGATTCTTGTTGTAATTGAGCAGTGCCTGGTATGCGTCGTTATAGGTTTCAAAATAGGCCTGCGGTTGGAGCAGTTTACAGATAGGTTTTCCCTCATCTGTTTTAGCAATGGTGACCATAGCACGGAATGGTCTGCGGAGATTGCGATTCTTGATCTCGGTGATTTGACCGAAGCCATTTGGGAGACGGCGGCGCTTGTTACGCTTTCGAGGCTTTAGGGTGGAAGTTGTCTCTTGCTGTGCTTGGAGTGGAAAACCACAATGAGGGCAGGCAAGAGCTTTATCTGAAACCTGTAGCTGACACTCAGGGCAGGCGACTAACATATTTATCACATTCCTTTCTTAATGATTATAAGATTATATAAGTACAATAAAATGTATTTTTGAATAAAAACTGCATTAAAAAGCTCGGGAAACCGGGCTTTTTTGCTTTTTAATTCTATTCTAGATTAAACGATTCACTTTACCTTGTCAATGGTTCATGTATAGAAAAAATAAAAGCATGACGCAGACGTCTATTTTTTCCACTAACATCCTTGTAGTACCAAGATGTGACAAAAAGCACTTGGAAATTCTAAAAAGGAGTTGGAACAAATGGATAAACCTAAATTAGGAACTGGATCGGTGCCTGTACGAGTGGCGGCCATGGCATACGGGAAAGAGGCATCGTGGATAAGAGCCGGAATTATTGCTGGCTGGCTGCCGATCGGAGAGGCGACACGGAATGGCGTCAAAATCACTAGCATCGAACAGATGAATTCTAAGTATGGACGAATAAACTATTATATTTCGCCCAAACTCTTATACGAACAGACCGGGTACGTATGGGAGGGTAAGAAATGAGGCATGAGAAGCCGGAATTGTCTCCCAAAAATCCCTACCATCTTTCCCGGCACCGTTACTACGAGCTAAAACATTTCTGCTTCCAGTATAAGGAGTGGAAGAAAGCGCTGGCTTTGCTGGACGGCTGGCAGTCGCACGGGGATGAGGTAGGAGGCATTGTCAAAGGGAACATACCCTCCGATCCAACAGAGCGCTATGCCATACTCCGGGCATACTACTCCCAGCACATCGAGCTCATCAACGACTGTCTGGCGATGTTGGAACCTGCCATTGCACCATACATTTTGAAAGGCGTAACGGAGGGCCTTTCGTACAATCAACTCCGGGCACGCGGGTGTCCCTGCGGCTCCGAGATGTACTATCAGCTCTATCATAAATTCTTCTGGCTTCTCAGCAAAGAACGTGGGTGACGCGAAAATTTCTCCTTGCTTTATGGACGAAAGTTCACGAAAATTGATTATGTAAAGGAGATTTTACTATGTTGAAAGCAAAGAAGAATTTTATGTATATTGACGTGACGGGTGTTGACGATATGACTGATCGTAGCACACTTATGGAAGAAATCATCCGCAGAAACTGCAATGTTGATCCGCGAATCATCAATTCGCTGGTGAACAAGCGAGGGAGATACGGTGACGAAAATCATATGCTGAAAGTGTGAAAGCAGCAGGAGAGCATATTGCGGTACGGAAAGCAGATACCACAGCCCATGAACTTGAAAAGCTGAAAAGCATGGTATCCGCAGCCAATGCTCTTAGCAGCGCAATTGACAAGTGGAATGAAGAGAAAAAGTCATGGGAGGCACATCAAAATGAGTGAGAGCATCCTGACCAGTGTAAAGAAACTGCTGGGGGTGGCGGAAGAGTGCACGGACTTTGACCCGGACATTGTGATGTACCTGAACAGCGTGTTTCTGGTACTGACCCAGATGGGTGTAGGGCCCAAAGAGGGGTTCTTCATCACGGGAACCGGGGAGACGTGGGAACAGTTTCTGCCGGACCCGATAAAAGCGGCAGCCGTCAAGGCGTATGCAGCAGTAAAAGTGCGGTTGCTGGGCTTTGACGTGCCACAGAGCAGCACCACCATGGAAGCGCTGAAAAATACCGCCTCCGAGATGGAATGGCGGCTGAACGTGGAGCACGACGTGCCGGAAGAAAACACATGAGCTTTCTGAAAGTCGTTCAGGAGTGGGCGATGGAGCACCAAAAGAAAGCAGAGCGCCCGGAAAATCCGTATGCGCTCTGCGAAAGTTGTGCCAAACACGGGACCATGCGCTGCCCGAACAGCAGTTTGTGTTTAGCGTTGGAAAGCAAGCCGTATTATCAGGCAAAACGGTAAGGAGAAGAAAATATGGCACTCTCAAACACGGCCACGCCGATCTACTACGGCCGTTTTCGGGAGGCCGTGATGCGCGGTGAGATCCCGGTTTGTAGGGAAATCTCAATGGAGATGAACCGCATTGACGATCTCATTGCAAACCCCGGCATCTGGTATGACGACAAGGCTGTGAACGGCTTCATCGCGTTTTGCGAGGACGAGCTGACCTTGACCGACGGCGGCGACGTGAAGATGCTGGACAGCTTTAAGCTATGGGCCGAAGAGATCTTTGGCTGGTATTACTTTGTGGAGCGCAGCGTGTTTGTGCCAAACCCCCACGGAGGCGGCGGGCACTACGAGACCAAGCGGATCAAAAAGCGGCTGATCCAGAAGCAATACCTCATCATTACCCGCGCGGCCGCAAAGACCATGTACCTGGAGTTTTTGCAGGCCTACTTCATGACTGCAAACACCAACACCACCCAGCAGCTGACCACGGCACCGACTATGAAGCAGGCCGAGGAGGTGTTGGCCCCATTCCGCACAGCCTTAGCACGAGCCAAAGGCCCCGTAATGAAGTTTATGACGGAGGGCAGCCTGCAGAACACCACCGGCAGCAAAGCCGACCGGGTGAAGATGGCCAGTACCAAGAAAGGCATCGAGAACTTTTTGACCAACAGCCTGCTGGAAGTGCGGCCCATGACCATTGAAAAGCTGCAGGGACGGCGTGACACGGTGGCGACCGTGGATGAGTGGCTGAGTTGCGACATCCGGGAGGACCCCATTGGTGCCATTGAGCAGGGCGCGGCCAAGAACGAGAACTATCTCATTGTGGCGGCTTCCTCCGAGGGCACCGTGCGAAATGGCTGCGGCGACGACATCAAAATGGAATTGATGCAGATCCTGAAAGGGGAGTACATCAATCCGCACGTGTCCATCTGGTACTACAAGCTGGACTCCCTGGACGAGGTGGGCCAACCGGAAATGTGGCTGAAGGCCAACCCAAACCTGGGCAAGACCGTGAGCTACGAGACCTACCAACTGGACGTGGAACGTGCCGAGAAATCGCCCAGTGCACGAAACGACATTTTGGCAAAGCGCTTCAACCTGCCGATGGAGGGATACACCTATTTCTTCCCATACGAGGAAACGCTGTGCCACCGCCACCGGGATTACTGGCAGATGCCCTGCGCCATGGGAGCCGACCTTAGCATGGGCGATGATTTCTGTGCCTTTACCTTCCTGTTTCCGTTGACAAACGGATATTTTGGGGTAAAGACGCGGGACTACATTACCAGCTACACCCTGAGCCAGCTGCCCATTTCCCGGCGGCAGCAGTACGAGCAGTTTATGCAGGAGGGGACGCTGTTCGTCTTTGACGGCACCGTGCTGGACATGATGCAGGTGTACGACGACCTGGACAACTTTATCCAGCAGAATGAATACGACGTGCGGGCCTTTGGCTACGACCCATACAACGCAAAAGAGTTTGTGGAGCGGTGGGGCATCGAGAATGGCACCTTTGGTATCACGAAAGTGATCCAGGGCGCTAAGACCGAGAGCGTACCGCTGGGAGAACTGAAAAAACTGAGCGAACAGCGGAAGCTGATCTTTGACGAGCAGCTGATGCAATTTGCCATGGGCAACTGCATCACACTGGTGGATACCAATGGCAACCGCAAGCTCTACAAACAGCGGCAGGATCAGAAGATCGACGCCGTGGCTGCCATGATGGACGCCTATGTGGCCTGGAAACAGAACCGGGATGCGTTTGAGTGAGAATTATGCCGCCTGAATAATCGTGATTACGAGACAGATGGCAAGAAGTGTGCCCCATATACCTTCAATGATGCCCTGTGCTAGAAAAAGAGCAGCATGAGGTTCATGCGGGCTATCAAGATATTTCCCGAGCAAGACCAGCACAAGAGATCTGATACCAAGAAACGGCACAAGTGCATCATGCTTTATTGCTTCCGTCAGAAGCTCATCCAGAGATAGTCCATCTTTCTTGATCTTACTCAACAAAAAGTTCCCGAAGAGAAATACTGCGTAAATGATCGCAAATTCTACCGAGACTGTCCCATGAAACAGTGATAAAACAAAAGCATAAAGAACTGATGAACGAATAAGTCCAATGAAAAACCACATGATTAACTCTTTCTTGATACAGCTTAAAGATGCTGATATACAGAACCGTCAGCAGCAAGATAGAGTTCAGATGCTTTCATAGGTGCTTTCAAGGCGCTATCAATGACCGCAATAAGTGGGTGATGGACCTGATTTGTGAGAGCATCGGATATCTTTAGAGTCTTTTCTTCTAATGGACTAAGGGGCGTAGGGTTCTTCTTGAACTTTGTTTCCTTATGTGCATCTCGGATATCTTTGACACAAGGGCTAATGGCATCCGAAATTCTGTTTTTTGTGCGCCCTAACAGTAACTCTGCTTCTTCGCATATGTTTTTTAGATAGGCAGCATTCCAGTTTTGTGCATAATAGGATTCCATGATAGAACTGATCGCATAGAGTTGAGATGCTAAATCGAGATTCTGTTTTGCATTCAGAACTGGTTGCAGATTCTTTTTGACATCTTTAGCGTTAACTCGGTGCTCTAATTCGGTTGTATAAAAATCGACATCAGCAACTGCACGAATTTTGGAGCGCTGAATATTTGTCAGTGTCGCTATGCGCTGGGGCTCACTCAGCATAATTGTTGCATAATTTTTTACTGCATATTTTACAAAAGTCAGTTCCGACAGGAGTTCAGTCCGTTTGGAATCCTCCAAAAATGTCAGCACATCATCAATCTTTCGATTGATTTCGGACATTTTCGAGGAGATATCCCGTAGAAAATACTGCCCGGTTACAAAAGAGGTAACACTAAAAACGTTGAATAACGCTACAGATGCTGGGTCAACCGGGTGCAGGGAGGCGGTTCCACTGAAATGTGAAGTGGAATCTACCATAGTCGTTGCATATCCACCTTGACGAAGATGCGAAAGCGTTCCCTGAACACCTTCCGGGAATTTCAAGATATAGGTCTTTGAGACAACATCCGATGCAGCCGAGGCAGGAAGAAGCTGAAGCAAACTGTTTGCAGTCAACCCAGCCTGCTCTGGAAACTCGATTTTTCGGAAGCGTGATGTATCGCCAAAATCAAAAGAAACATCGCTTGTTGTTACTTCATAGTTCGGATTCTGAGTGGAAAGCAGTTCACGATCAGTCATGGTGGGGAGCCTCCTCATATTTGGTGACCCTATCATACCGCAGGAACCGATTGTTTGCAACAAATTTTGCGAAAGGAATACAGAATGTACGTGCGTTTTTTTTATTTGTAAAGGAGGTAAAGTGTGACCGTTTATAATGACGAACTGTACCATTGGGGTATCAAAGGCATGAAGTGGGGTGTGCGGCGATACCAGAACCCGGATGGTACTTTGACATCCGCTGGGAAAAAACGATACTCTTCAGACAATCCCAAAAAGATGACCGACGAAGAGTTGAATCAAAGAATTTCCAGAATGCAGAAAGAAAAGCAGTATCTGGAGCTGAAGAAGAGCACGTCGCCAGGAAAAGCATATGTAACTGAACTGCTGAAAACTGCTGGCAACAAAATCGTTGGCGGCGCAGCAGGCGCGATCGGTGGCGTGACGGGCAAGGTGGCTGTGGATGCAGTGCTGAATCACTATGGTGATATCGCTGTGGCTGCCGTAAATGCGACTGGGAGTGATACTTTGAAAAAAGCCGTTGTAACGGCCGCAATGGCTTCGGCTGTAAAGAAGTCCTGATCTGGAGGAAATTCAAAATGGCATCACAGACCTTTGGCTCCAGACTGCGACACGCCTGGAATGCATTTTTGAACCGGGACCCTCCCGGGAAAAACTATTATGGCGGATACGGTTACCGGCCCGACCGGGTGCGACTGAACCGCGGGAATGACCGCACCATCCTGACCGCCATTCTCAGCCGCATTGCGATGGATGCGGCCAGCATCGCCATCAATCACGTAAGGCTCGATGAAAACGGACGCTACAGCGAAACCGTTGATTCGGGCCTTAATTCTTGCCTGAACCTCTCAGCCAACAAAGACCAGACTGGACGGGCACTGCGGTATGACATGTTCCTCTCGGTGCTTGACGAGGGCGTGATCGCGCTGGTGCCCGTGGACGTGGATGTGGATGTGCGGACAGGCGAGGAAAGCATCGAATCCATGCGGGTTGGTAAGGTGAAGGAATGGTACCCGGACGATGTGCGGCTGGAACTGTACAACGACCGAACGGGCCAGCGGGAAGAGCTCACCCTGCCGAAAAGCCGGGTAGCCCTGATCGAGAATCCGTTCTACGCCGTGATGAACGAGCCCAACGGCACCATCCAGCGGCTCATCCGCAAGCTGAACCTGATGGATATCATCGACGAACAGGTGGGCAGCGGCAAGCTGGACCTGATCATCCAGCTGCCCTATGTGGTGAAGAGCGAGGCCCGGAAACAGCAGGCTTTGCAGCGCCGCAAGGAAGTGGAGGACCAGCTGGCAGGCTCGAAATACGGCATCGCCTACACTGATGGCACGGAACACATTACGCAGTTGAATCGCTCGCTCGAAAACAACCTTCTGAAAAGCGTGGAATACCTGACGAACATGGCACACAGTCAGTTGGGAATCACGCCGGAGATTATGAACGGTACTGCGGACGACAAGGTGATGACCAACTACGAAAATCGTACCATCGAGCCTTTGGTGGCGGCTGCCGTGGACGAGATGAGACGAAAGTTTCTGACCAAAGAACAGAGGGAAGAGGACCGGGAGAGCATCCTGTTCTTCCGCGACCCGTTCAAGCTGGCACCTGTTTCCATGGTGGCGGAGATGGCCGACAAGTTTACCCGCAACGAGATCATGACGAGCAACGAGTTCCGACAGGTGATCGGGATGAAACCCTCGAAGGACCCGAAGGCGGACGAGCTGCGAAACTCGAACATTTCGGCCTCCAAAGAAGAAATTGCGGCCCAGAACCAGACCATCGTGAATGGGAAAGAGGCCGTAGAAAGGAGCTTTGCAAATCAAAATGGCTAAATTCGACTACGATTGCAGCGGCTGGGCGACCAAAGCGAACACCCGCTGCTACGACGGGCTGACCATTGCGCAGGACGCATTCAAAGAGTGCGACGGCCGCGTGGTGCCGATGGTGTACAACCACGACCACAGCGACATTGGAAACGTGATCGGCCACTGTCTTCTGGAAAACCGCCCCGGCGGCGTGTATTGCTACGCCAAGTTCAACGACACGGACACCGGCCGGACGGCCCGAAAGTGCGTGGAAAGCGGCGACCTGAACGCGTTTTCCATTTTTGCTAACGGCCTGCAGAAGGTGGGCAAGACCGTAAAGCATGGCTTTATCCGTGAGGTGAGCCTGGTGCTGGCGGGCTGCAACCCCGGAGCCCTGATCGACGAGGTGATCAAACACAGCGCCGATGAGGACTACGAGGGCGGCGAAGCGTTTATCTACAACGATCCGGGCCTGAGCCTGACCCACGGCATGGACCCGAATGGCAACCCGCTGGAGGAGCTGGAGCACAGCGCCGAGGGCGGCGAACACAAACAGGAGGAAGCCAAAATGGCGGACGAAAAGCAGAACGACGGCAAGACGCTGAAAGAGGTGTACGAGAGTATGACCCCTGAACAGCAGGAGTGCTGCCACGCACTTGTTGGCATGGCCATTAAGGAAGCGGACGGCAGCGAAGACGACGGTGAGGAGGATGATACCGTGAAGCAGAATGTTTTTGATAAGGACACCCACGAGACCGTGCTGAAGCACAGCATCGACGAGATCAACGGCATCGTGAAGACGGCAAAGAGCCACGGCACCATGAAGCAGGCCTTTGAGGATGCCATGGATGCGGACGAGCTGGCCCACAGCATCGACAATGTGGAGTGGCTGTTCCCCGAGGACCATGTGCTGGACACCCCGCCCAAGATCATTGACCGGGACCAGACCTGGGTGGGCGTCGTGATGGGCGGCGTACACCACATCCCCTTCAGCCGCTTCAAGAGCCAGTTTGCCGACCTGACCGAGGATGATGCCCAGGCCAAGGGTTACATCAAGGGCAACTTTAAGAAGGAGCAGGTGTTTGGCCTGCTGCGCCGCTCCACCAGCCCCACCACCGTGTACAAGAAGCAGAAGATGGATCGCGACGACGTGATCGACATTACCAGCTTTGACGTGGTGGCATGGCTGAAGCAGGAGATGCGTGCCAAGCTGAACGAGGAGATCGCACTGGCCATCCTGTTTGGCGACGGCCGCCCCGCTGCCAGCGAGGACAAGATCGACGAGAACTGCATCCGCCCCATCTACAACGACCAGGATCTGTTTACCATCAAGACCCAGGTGCCCGCCACCGGCAAGACCGTGGAGGAGAAGTATAAGGAGCTGATCAAGGCCGTGCTCCGCTCCCGCAAGGAATACAAGGGCAGCGGCACCCCCACTGCCTTTATGAGCGAGGACGCCCTGACCGAGATGCTGCTGCTGGAGGACACCATCGGCCACCCGCTGTATGCAGACGAGGCTGCACTGGCCCGGAAGCTGCGCGTGGCAAAGATCGTGACCGTGCCCCGCATGGAGGGTATGAAAGGCGCCAAGGGCGGCGACCTGGCCTGCCTGATCGTGAACCTGGCTGACTACACCGTGGGTGCCGACAAGGGCGGCGCTGTGAGCATGTTCGACGATTTCGACATCGACTTCAACGCCATGAAGTACCTGATCGAGACCCGCTGCTCCGGCGCACTGACCACCCCCTACAGTGCCATTGCCGTGGAGTTTGCGGCCTGATGACGGAAAGGAGAACCAGAAATGCTGAAGAAAATGTACGAGACCGGCTATGACCTGCACGTGGCAAACTACGTTGCCTACCTGCACACCGACAAGGCCCTGTATGAGGACGAGGCACACAAGACCAAAGCCAAGAAAGCGGACGTGGAGAAGGCCTTTAAGCTGGGCCGACTGCTGGTTGTGGCTGCCGATAAGACCTACCTGCCCATTGCTCTGCTGGCAGCCGGTGTGGTCGTGACCGACGGCACCACTGCCACCACCTGCACGGCTGTGGCAGGCGAGGGCTGATTTGGTTGGCCCAGTGGTTAGCGTCAACTAATCAAAATGGAGGAACAAACCGATGAAATGGAGCGGGAAGATCGGGTTTGCGGAGGACACGGACGAATCGGCCCCCAGCGTATTTGCAGAGCGAATCGTAGAGCGGAGCTATTACGGCGACGTGCTGGAGTTTGGGCGGCAGATGCAGGGGAGCGACCAGGTCAACGAAGACATCCAGCTTGGAAACCAGCTGAGTGTAGTGGCCGACCCATTTGCATCGGCGAACCTCTATAACCTGCGGTATGCAACATTCATGGGCCAGCGGTGGAAAGTGAGCGCTGTGAAGGTGCAGCTGCCCCGACTGGTGTTGACGTTGGGAGGGCTCTGGAATGGAAACACGCCGGAACCTTGACACGAAACTGCGTGAAGTGCTGCAGGAGGCGACCGGGAAAGAGAACCTCTATTTCCAGCCGCCTGCCGGTTACAAGCTGAAATACCCCTGTATCGTGTACAGCGAGAGCCGGAGGCAGAACCGCCACGCAAACAACGGAGTTTATGCACAGCACCTGTTTTACACGGTGACGGTGATCGACTCCGACCCGGACTCGAAACTGAAAGCGGCCGTAAGCGTATTGCCGAAATGCGCCTACGACCGCTCTTTTGTTTCGGACAATTTGTACCACACCACTTTTACCATTTACCAATAAAGGAGGAACACTATGCCGAAAAGACTGATTTGGGACGCCGTTGGTGAGAAGTTTTACGAGATGGGCACCAAGATGGGTGTGCTCTACCCCATGAACGACCAGGGCTCTTATGACAATGGCGTGGTCTGGAACGGCCTGACCGCCGTGACCGAGAGCCCCTCCGGCGCAGAGGAGACCAAGCTTTACGCCGATGACATCAAGTACGCCAGCCTGCGCAGCGCAGAGGAGTACGGCTTTACCATTGAAGCATACACCTACCCCGATGAGTGGGAGCCCTGCGATGGTTCTGCCCACGTGGCAGCCGGTGTGACCATCGGCCAGCAGAAGCGCAAGGCATTCGGTTTCAGCTGGGTGACCACCAAGGGCAACGATGTGACCGACGAGGTTGGTCAGAAGATCCACGTGGCATGGAACAGCACTGCTTCTCCCTCTGAGAAGAGCTATGCCACCATCAACGACAGCCCGGATGCCATTACTTTCAGCTGGGAGTGCAGCGCAAGCCCCGTGAACGTGACCGGCCACCGTCCCAGCTCCCACATGGAGATCGACTGCTCCAAGCTGAAGGAGAAGACCGTGAAGGCCATCGAGGACAAGCTCTGGGGCAGCGAGACCGCTGACGCCACCCTGCCCACCCCGGACGAGCTGATCCAGCTGATCACCACCAGCGAGGCAGCCGAGTAAACCTCTTATCGAAACAAAAAGGAGAAGAAGCTATGTACAAGAAAACGATGGAGACCACCGACTTTGGCGGTACCAAGCGCGTGGAGGACTATTACTTCAACCTGACGGCAGCCGAGCTGATGGAGATGCAGCTTTCCACCGAGGGCGGCTTTAAGGAAATGATCGAGCGGATCGTGAACGCCCAGAACCAGACCGAGATGACCAAGCTCTTTAAGAAAGTGATCTGCAAGAGCTACGGTGTGCTGAGCCCGGACGGTCGTAAGTTCATCAAGAACCAGGCAGTGCTGGAGGATTTCCTGGCCACGCAGGCCTACAGCGACCTGTATATGGAAATGCTGACCAGCACCGAGGCCGCTACCGAGTTCTTCAACAACGTGATCCCCCAGGATCTGGAGAAAAAGGCCGCTGCTGCCCAGTCCGCACAGCCGGGCCTGAGCATTGTGGACGCTGCAAAGCCCGTGCTTGATGCAGCCCGCGCAGATGGAAACCTGTAAGTACGAAACCTGACGCCCACGGAGGGCGCCTATTTAACACCCCAGGGAGGAAAGAGAAATGCTGGTACTGAAAATTCCTGCACGACAGGTATGGGACCCAAACCGGGAGGAGTTCCTGTATATCCGGGAAACGACTCTGCGGCTGGAGCACTCTCTGCTCTCCCTGGCTAAATGGGAAAGCAAGTGGCATATCCCGTTTTTCTCGTCCGGCGGCAGCATGAGCCGCGAACAGCAGTTGGATTATTTGCGCTGCATGACACTGGACAAGGGCGTTGACCCGAAGGTGTACCAGTTTTTGACGAGAGAACAGCTGAATGCCATTAACACATATATGGACGACCCCATGACCGCGACCTGGTTTCATGGGGAGCCAAAACCGAACGAACCAAGAGACCCGGCAAAAAGACCTCGGCAGAAAGCACCGCCGCGAAGAAGCGGAACGGTGACGACGGCCGAGGTTTTGTATTGCCAGATGTTCCAGCTGGGCATCTCGAAAGAGTGCGAAAAATGGCACTTGAACCGACTTTTGACGCTGCTGCGGGTGTGCAGCGAAGCCCAGACACCGCCCAAGAAGATGAGCCGTGGCGAGGCAATGGCCCAGCAGCGGGCTCTGAACGCCCAGCGAAAGGCAAAACTGCATACGAGGGGATAATTTTTCAAAATGCCGAAGATCATCGTATTCAAGCAGAAAGGCAACTTTAAGAAGACACGAAAATTTTTGAAGCGATGCTCGAACTTGCAGCTGAACGATCTTTTGGACCAGTACGGGAAAGAGGGCGTGGAGGCACTGGCACGGGCCACGCCGAAAGATACAGGTAAGACCGCTGCCAGCTGGAGCTATGCCGTGCACAAGAGCGACGGACGGATCACCATTACGTGGTCCAACTCCAACATTGTGGACGGCGTACCCATTGCAGTGATCCTGCAATATGGCCACGGTACCCGGAACGGCGGGTATGTAGAGGGTGTGGATTACATCAACCCGGCCATGCGGCCAATATTTGAACGAATTGCACAGCGGGCTTGGGGTGAGGTGAGGACCGAATGAGCCGGGAAGTAGACCAGCGCGTTGTTGAGATGCAATTCAACAATGCGGACTTTGAGAAAAACACAAAGAAGACCATTGGCCTGATCGACAAGCTGATGGAAAAGCTCCAGTTCAAAGGGGCCGAAAAGGGCTTTGAGAAACTGGACGATGCGGCGGAAAAGGTTGACTTTGCCACCATGTCCCGCTCGTTGGACGACTTGCAGAGCAAGTTTTCGGCGCTGGACATCATAGCCGCCACGGCACTGGTGAACATCACCAACAAGGCCGTAAACGCAGGCGAGAAACTGGTAAAAAGCCTCTCGGTAGACCAGATCGCCAGCGGATGGGACAAGTACATGGAGAAGACCTCCAACGTACAGACCATCATGAACGCCACCGGCAAGAGCATCGACCAGGTGAACGGCTACCTGAACAAGCTGATGTGGTACTCGGATGAAACGAGCTATAGTTTCAACGAGATGACCAGCGCTTTGAGCCAGATGACGGCAGCGGGCGGCAACATTGACAAGATGATCCCCATGATCATGGGCATCGCCAATGCCACCGCAGATGCTGGTAAGACGGGATTTGCTTTCCAGAGCACCATCCGCAACCTGACCCAGAGCTACAGTGCAGGCCATCTGCAATTGCAGGACTGGAAGAGCCTGAACCTGATGGGCACCGCCACGAAAGCTCTGAAGCAGGAGCTGATCGACACGGCAGTGGAGCTTGGCAAGATCAAAGAAGGCGATGTGACCATTGCCAGCTTTGAATCGAGCCTTTCCGACAAGTGGGCCGACACCCAGGTGATGGAGAAGACCTTTGAAAAGTACGCCTCCATGATGACGGCTGCCTATGACATGGTGCAGCAGACCCCGGGGCTTACCACTTCTGAAGCGCTGGAAAAATTGAGTGGACAGTACGGTGAGTTGGCAGAGCGTGCGGCGCTTGCAGCCCAGCAGGCAACGAGCTTTGCCCAGGCAATTGACTCCACGAAGGACGCGGTAAGTTCTTCCTGGATGAAAGTGTTTGAGACTCTCTTTGGCAACAAGGAAGAGGCTACCGAGACCTGGACGGAACTTTCGGAGCGGCTTTACGATATTTTCGTGCCCAGTATTGAGGCCCTAAATGGTCGCTTAAAACAGGGGTTGAATTCTGGCTGGCAGCAACTGCGTGATATGATGGGCGACGGAATGGACGCCTATGAGTATACCCTGCAGAAAATGGCGTTAGCAAGCGGAGAACTAACGGACGAGCAGATTGAAGAAGCTGGAGGATTTGATAAGGCTCTGCAAAAAAATGGAGTCAGCGCAGAACTACTGGTCGCGAGTTTGCGACGAACAGAAGCTGAACTGAAAAACCTCCAGGGGATGAGCGACCAGCAGCTAGACGCACTGGGTTTTGACCGTGACACGGTTGAAAAGCAGGTGGCATTGTTTGAACAGCTCGACGAAAAAGTGCAAAATGGGACCATCCAGCTGGGAGAGTTTTCCAAGAAAATGGGAGAGGTCTCGGGTCGGGAGCATCTCGTTCAGGCACTATGGAACGTGTGGGACGGCATTGCCAGCGTGATGGCCCCGGTGAAAAAGGGCTTTGATGCCATTTTTAAGGGTATGAGCGGAACTCAGGTGTACCAGTTTGCAGAGAAGCTGGATACCATGACAGCAAAACTGACCCTGAGCAAAGAGACGACAGATAAGCTGTACCGGACGTTCAAAGGCTTATTCAGCGTGCTGGGGCTGGGAAAAGATATTCTACTGACAGTGGCGGAGTATCTTGGAAAAGCGGTTACTGCGGTGCTTCCGCTTGGAAATGGTATCCTGAGCGTGACCGCCGCCATCGGAGATGCGCTGACCGAGTTTACCAAGGCAGCAAAAAAGAGTAAAGCATTAAAAACCGTTCTGGATGGACTGAACTGGGGAATCAATGAGATTACTGGAGCCTTTGAGACATTTTCAGATATTTTGGAGAAAGTCTCCGGCAACGTTTCCGTTGTATTTCATCCGTTGGAGACGCTTGGAAATGCCTTGACAACTTTTATCAGCACCATTGCTCCTGGGCTTTACAAGTTTGGGAAGACGGCGGACGTCACATTCAAAGAATTTGGCGAGGGCGCTGTGGTAGCTTTCAACAGCCTCGATATGGACAAGGTAACCCAGTTCCTGAGCACAGGACTGCTGGCAGGGGTGTTGACCGGGTTGAGAGGATTCCTGAAAACACTGAAAGGTGTAACAGGAGATGTGGGTGATATTATCGGCAGCCTGAAAGAGACACTGGGTTCTCTTGGGAGTGCCATAGACGCATGGCGTGAAGGCAAAAAAGCGGAGACTCTGATGACCATTGCGAAAGCTGTGGCTATCATGGCTGGCTCTCTGACGGTGTTGTCCCTCATTAAGCCCGAGCGGCTGGCCTCTGCTATCGGCGGGCTGACCATGATATTTGGTGAGCTCGTTGGCTCGTTTTACGCCATCCAGAAGCTGCTTGGAACCGTAAAAGCCGGAAAGCTGAATGGTATTGCGCTTGCCATGGTGAGTGTTTCGGCTGCTGTACTGATTCTTTCCAGTGCTGTCAAGAAACTTGGTGGGCTGGATATGACAAGCCTTGCGAAGGGTTTAATTGGCGTTGGTGCCCTGTTGGCAGAACTCGTAGTGGCTGCTATGCTGCTCTCCAACGGAACAGAGCGTTTTACAAAAGGTGCGCTGGGAATGATTGCCTTTGCGGAGGCCATCAATATTCTGGCAAATGCTGTCGGGAAACTCGGCAACCTGAAAACGGAAGAGCTGATCAAGGGACTCGCAGGTGTGGGGGTGCTGCTTGCAGAAATAACTGCGTTCAGTAAGTTTGCGACTTTAGGTGACATTGGCATCCGAACTGGGGCTGGTATGGTACTGCTGGCAAGCTCCCTTTTGATCCTGCAGAAAGCCGTTGCCGGATTTGGCGGAATGAAGTGGGATGAGATCGGAAAAGGACTGATTGCGGTTGGTGGAGGCCTTGCCGAATTTGCTGCTTTTGGATTTGGGGCTTCTTTCTCGAAGCACATCATCTCCAGTGCAGTGGCCGTGGGCATCCTTTCCGGGAGCATGAATCTGCTGGCCAGTGCTATGGCCACTATGGGGGCCCTTGACTGGGAGAGTATCGGGAAAGCACTGGCCGCGATGGGCGGTGCGCTGACCGAATTTACTATTGCCCTGAATCTGACGAAAGGTACTTTAGGTGCTGCCGCATCTCTGACGTTAATGGCAGCAGCTATCAATCTACTGGTACCTGCCTTGACTGGACTTGGTAATCTGAGCCTTGCAGAGATTGGTAAAGGTCTGCTGGCAATCGCCGGAGCTTTTGCTGTGGTTGGTGCTGCTGCGATGATTTTGACTCCTGTTGCACCAGTGATTGTTGCGCTGAGTGTTGCCATGGGAGCATTGGCCGCTGGTCTTGGTGCATTGATGGCCATGGCTTCAGCTTCGCAGTTCATCGGTAATTTGGCAAGCAGTCTGAGTATGCTGAATGGCCTGAATTTCCAAGTGGCATTGAATGGGCTGAAAAGCCTGGCCTGGCTGTTGGTTGAGTTTGTGGCGGGTATCTTCAAGGGCTTAGCAGCTATTGCGGAAAGTCTTGTTACTTCCATTGCAACCATCATCAAATCCATATGCGACGCCATCGTTCTTGCAGCACCATCCATTGGAAATGCTATTTCGACGCTAATCGTAACTTTATGTGGTGTGATCCAGCAAACGGCTCCGACAATTGCGGATACAGCAGTTGCAGTGATCGAAGCTATCGCCTCGGCGCTATGCACATTATTGGGCGATTTGTTCACCAAACTTTCTCCCGGACTAGAAAAGTTCTGGAATGACATAGTTGTGTGGATTACTTCAAAATGGGAAGCTCTAAAGAGTTTGATTGCTGGGTTCTTCGGGCCGATTGGAGAATTCTTTGCCGGGTTGCCTGGCTGGGCCTCTAATGTTGGAAAAGCAGGAGGTGAATTGGTTGATTCCTGGAATTCTGTGTGGAGCGACTCTACCAGTGCAGAGGACGCTTCTGTAGCGGGAGAACAGGTTGCTGAGGGATATGCGAACGGCATCGAAAATGGGAAGAAATCTGTAACCGACCGCATTGCCGAAGTAGCGCAGGCTGCCGCGAATGCCTGGAATACGTTCTGGGGAATTGCTTCTCCGAGCAAAGAAGCAACGGAAAGCGGCGATTACATTGGTCAGGGATATGCAAATGGCATCTGGGGGAGTCTTGGCGGGGTAGAGGCCGCGATGCTGGGCCTTGCCGATGGAGTCCACAGCGTTTTTACAGACTACTGGCAGATTCACTCGCCTAGTAAGACCGCAGAAGAGGACGCAGGGTATATCCCGGACGGTTTCCGACGTGCATTGGAAGACAGCCAGAAGCAGCAAGAATTAGAGGATGCTTCCTATGCTATGGCGAAAAAACTGGAAGAGGGTGCCTCAAAGGGATTAGACGAAGCAGCGACAACTGTTTCTGAGAAAGTAAATCATATTTATGGTCTGCTGGGTGGTGAAAAATGGGATGCCGCTCAAGCTGGACAAAATGTGAAAAACGGATTGTCGAAGCTAGCAGGCGGAATTACCAGTAATGGTGCTCTGCCCGGCGTAAATGCACAGGGTAGCAGCTGGGCAGATGGTGCCGATTTCCTGAAACAAGCGCAGGATACCGTAACAGCCGCCTCGGCTGCTGCTGGCAAAAAAACCAAGGGCGGCTCCAAAACCAAAACCAAGGGCAAGACGGCTGCAGAGCAGATGGCCGAGGAGTACACCAAAAAGCTGAAGGCCAACAAGTATTTGCAGGATGCCCTCTCGAAAGAGACGACCCTGTGGAACCTGACCAATGAGGACGCCGTAACGAACGAGGAGCTCATTGCCAAGCGCACCGAAACGGTGGCGAAGAGCATTGAACTGCAGACTGACCGGGTGGCCATTGCACAGGAGCAGTACGATAAGCTCTTGGCCAAAGCCGGAAAGGACAACGACAAGACCAAAGACGCTTACGCCACCTTGCTGGACGAGCAGGCGTCCTTGGAAAAACTGAAAGCCAGCCGCTACGACGACATCTGGGAAGATGTGCTGAAGCGGTATGAAAACGACTCCAAGACCGCCGAAGACGAATACAACCTGTGGGCCTCCCTCTACGAAGACACTGCCTCGGTGACCGAAGCGGCGAACAAGAAGATGGAGCAGATCAACAAAAAGATCGCTTCACAGGCAAAAGTAGTGACGGCAGCGGAGGAGGAGTACACCCAGCTGAAAGCGGAATTTGGCGAGCAGAGCCAGAAGACGCAGGAAGCTTACCGCAAGTATCTGGAAGAGCAGAAGGACCAGCAGGACCTCATCAACGAGCTGGAAAAGGCCCAGCTGGAGCAGTTTGACAACCAGATCGCCCGATATCAGAGAGAAGCCAAGATCGTGCAGAACCGGCAGCAGATGCTGGCGAAGATCTATAACGACGGCGACCTCTCGGGCCGGGAAGACGCCTACACCAGCGCTGTGGAGAAATACGGCGAAGGCTCGAAACAGGCACGGCAAGCCGCGCTGCAGGGGACTATGAGCTCCCTCATCAGCGTGGGGACCGCCATGACCAACATGAGCTCGTCCCTCAAGCAGCTGACCGAGTACCAGAAGACATACGACTACTATGTGGCCAAGGGCGAACAGAACAGCGACGATGCGCTGGATGCGCTCTCGGCTTTACAGAGCGAACAGTACAACTTTGTGGGCTTTGCGGAAAACCTGGCCGACGCCTTTGACATGACCGACAACGGCAAGAAAGCCATGATGCAGCTGGGATACACCATCTCCAAGAACTGGAAGCCCATCCAAAACGGCTTCAACAAAGTATGGAGCCGGGTGCAGCAGAACTTCCCCGAGACGGCGAAGAAGCTGACTGCCACCCTGAACCTTGCTATGAGCGAGGGCGCAGCGGAGACGGCATCCAGCTTTATGCAGACCATTGTGGCGGCCATGAGCGGGGACTACGCCACGGCCATCGTCTCCGGCCTGAACACGGTGCTGAGCTTCATGAACACTGAGTTTGGCAAGGCCGTGCTGCAGGGGCTGGCAGGCGTTTTCGCAAAAGCGATGACGGGGCTTTCCACGGGCGGATTCTTCACGAAGCTGCTGGGAAAACTGTTTGGCTCCAAGGGCGTGGCGTCTGCCGTGGCACAGACCGCACAGGTGGCTGCGCAAACGGCGCAGATCGCCCAGAGCACGGGCGAAACGGCAGCGGCTGTGACAAACGCGGTTGCCCAGACGGCACAGGTAGCCAAAGGCGGCGGATTCCTTGCCAAGATCCTCGGGTTCCTCGGGAAAGCTGGTACGGCCGCCAAAGTCGGACTTGGAAAAGCCGTAGGCCTTGTGGGAGCAAAGTTTGCGGCGCTGACGGCCACCGGCGGGCCCCTTGCGGGCATTGCAACTGCACTGAGTAGCACCGGCCCGATCGGCATTGCAGTGGCAGCACTGATCGCAGGCGGTGGACTGGTGATCGCCAACTGGAGCAAGGTGAAACAGTGGTTCTCGAACTTCGGTACCTGGATGAAGGACAAGTTCTCGAAGCTGTGGAGCGGAGCCAAGAGCGTCGTGGGCGGCGCGGTGAAGGTGGGCAAGAACATCCTGGGCGGCCTGTGGAAGGGCGTGAAGACCGTGGCAGGCGGCTTATGGAACGGCATCAAGAGCATCGGCAAGGGGATCATCAACGGCTTCAAATCGCTGTTCGGCATCCACTCGCCCTCGACGGTGTTTGCCGAGATCGGCCAGTACATGATGCTGGGACTTCAAAATGGCATCAGCAGCAACGCACAGGGCGTGAACCGGACACTGGAAGACGTCTCGAAAGGTGCGCTTGGCGTGGCCATGGACTGTTCCAAGCGTTTGCTGGCAGCCACGGACGAAGCCATGGAATATCAGCCCACCATCCAGCCGCTGGTAGACCTCTCCAACGTGCAGGTGGGCGCAGCATGGCTGGACGAGAACCTCTCGGACGGGGTACGGCGGGTAGGCTTTGAACTGGACCGCAGTGCCCAGCTGGCCGACATCGTTTCCCGCCGCGACGAAGCCCGGAAAGCGGCGCTCTGGCAGAAAGACGAACCAAAGACCGAAGAAATGTCCAATAAGGACATCGTGGAGGCCATCGGGACGCTTGGCGGGCGCATCGACAGCGTGGCGGAGGCCGTGAGCCGGATGAAGCTGAGCATCAACGGCAAGAAGTTTGTGGGCGGCATCATCAACGACGTGGACGAGGGGTTGGGGAAGATCGCCAGCAGGAACAGGAGATAGAGCGCTGTTCCGGTAGGACCTCTCAGTCGCCTACGGCGACAGCTCTCCTGGCAGGAGAGCCCTTGGCATGTCCGTACACGACACCAGACCGAATGGGGTTTTACGAATTTTCAAAATGGAGGGCCCTGTTGCCCACGGGAGGTTATTTATGGTTGTTAACGGCTTCACCCACCTGGGCGAGGCGGAGATCGGCCGGCACGAGCTGAGTTTCCAGGGCGTGGACCTGCGGGGAAACATCATCCCGGGGAGCGTGCTCTGGACGACGGAGCTTGGACTCATCCCGGCAGGGCCTCTAACCATTGCCCCTTTTGAGGAGGCGACCCAGTTTGATGACGTTCCCTCCTACCACGGGCAGCTGGAAAACGCCTTATACGCGGAAGCCCACACCTACTCGAACAGTACGGGAAGCTGGGACTTCTATTTTACGCACGACGGCAAGAACCGCTCCCCATGGGACCAGTGCGCGGCAAGCGGCTGTGTAGGGGGAGAGGCCATTGCCACCGAATACGGGCAGGGCATCCATCATCTGGAATACAGCCAGAAAGCGCTGGAGAACTACCCGGGCTGGTATGTGCGGGCCTGGACGTTCTCGGGCGAGATGCGCAAGCTCATGAGCATGTTACAGGGACGGCGGGTACAGGTGACCATGCCGGACGAAAAGACTTACCGCGGCAGATGCTGGGTAAGCAAGTTTGACACCGACGACAGCGGGCGGATGACCGTGACCATCTCGTATGATCTGGTTCCGCCCGAGGATTACCCACAATAGAGCGCTGTTCCGGTAGGACCTCTCAGTCAGCTTCGCTGACAGCTCCCCTGTTAGGGGAGCCCTTGGCAAGTCCGTACACGGCACAAGACCGCTCAGGCACTTACAAAGTTTTAGATGCCGGGCCCTGCGACAGAGGGCAGGCACGAAAGGAGGAACACATCATGTCACTTTTGACGGGACACGACATCCAGATCGGGGAATATCACTCCGCACGGGATTTTCATCTGATCCCGGCGAAAAAGTGCGTGGTGCAGCCTCCGACCGAAAAAGTCATCTCATTGGACGTGCCGGGAATGAACGGGCAGGCAGACCTCTCCCACTCCATTACCGGATACCCGGTATTCTACGAGCGGGAGGGGACCTGGGAGTTCTACTCCGACCTGGACTTCAACCGGGTATGGACTGCGTACCGGGACATCAAGCAGAAGCTGGCACTCCAATGCCAGACGAGCGCAAAGATCATCCTGGACGACGAGCCTACCTTTTATTATAAGGGAAAAGTGTGGATGGGCAACCAGCCGACCCAGACGGGCCAGAACACGAAGTTTACGCTGAACTATCGGCTGTATCCGTTCAAGTATCTGGTGAAACCTTTGGAAGAGGACTGGCTGTGGGATGACTTTAACTTTGAAACAGACCTCGCGCCGCAAAAGCTCGGGGATATCATATTGACGGCAGACAGCCCCAGCGCCGTGGTGCGCCTGCCGCCCACGGACAAGCCCGCCCTGCTGACCCTGAAAGGCTCCGGCGCGGGTGCGCGCTATGTACTGCGGTACAACAACGAGAACGGGGAAGTCATCAGCCAGGGATCGCTGTTTAAATGGGGGCTGTTCCAGTGGCAGGCGAAGATATTACTCAAACCCCGCCGCTTCCACCAATGGTGGAATGCTGAATATTTATTATTTGCAGCTGACCAAAGAAGCAGGAGACGAAGCCCACGTGCGTGGGACGTATGAGCCGGGGTATTTGTAAGGAGATTTCAAAATGGGATATAAGATTTATGCTGGCAGCATCGGACATTACGTTGACAACAATAATGACGTGTTGGATGACCAGATGATCTGGGTGGAACATGCCCTTATCCATGACAGTATGGGCGACGCGATCAGCGATGAACAGCGGCCCTGCATCGAGGACGGCACGGTCTCGCTGGAAAATCTTGCGATCCCGCAATTCTCCTTTACGGTGCCGAAAAAGCTGGTGTGCCTCTTGGGCGGAAGTGCTGAAAACCCGTATTACGAGTATTTCAAACTGAACGAGACCTTTGTTTCGGTCATCGAAGATGACGAAGAGGAAGTATTCTTTGGCTGTGTGACCTCGATTGAAAAGCAGGGCGACCTGAGCAAAGTGGTCACCTGCCTGGGACTGGAGCACTTGCTGGAAAACTCCTGCACCCGCATTGCAGCAGGGGTGAATTATCTGACATTCAAGACCGAGGGGGAAATCCCGCTGCCCGGGGAAGACCATGACTCCATCTTTGACAAGGTGGTGCTGAACGGCAGCTATTATAAGGGCGGAAATGAAAAATCAGGGCTGTTCACTGTGCCGCTGTATTGCTCCAAAGTGGACTACCTGTTGGGAAAGACGAAAGACACCTCGGAAGACGGCGACACCTGGGGCACCCAGTGGGACCTGTTGAACAGTTTCCTCTTTGACAAATATGCGGGATATTTCCGGCTGTACCGGGAACCCGTGACTCCAGGAGACTGGGAGGGGCCCATGCAGATCAAGTGCTTCTACTCGGGGAACGCCATGAGCGAGACGAAGCAGAAGATCGAGTACGGGAAGAACCTCATCGACCTGACCTGCACTGAGGAAATGCCCTCGGACTTTGTGAACAAGGTGGCACTGGATGCCGTGGTGACCACCACCAAGGGCTGGTGGATCTTCAAGAAGACAAAAACGGAACTGGTATTTGGCTGCGCAGAGGACAAGGAATCCGAGAAGAAATATGGTATCGTGGAGCGGCGCACAGCCACCGACGAGGCGACGACCGAAGAAAAGCTGAATGAACTGGCAAAGAAACAGCTGGACGAGTACAAGCAGGACGTGGAGCCCGTGCTGGACATCCTCGCCTTTGACCGGCGGGATATCGGGGAAGCCACCGACCGGCTTGGTTTGCTGAAAAAGACCTACATCCACTCCGACCCCCACGGGGTGGATGGGTGGTACATCTGTACGAAAGAAACCATCAAGATCGACCGCACGGACGAAAAACAGCTGACTTACGGCCTGCCCTCGAAAAAGCTGACCGCCCAGCAGGCTTCCGAAAAAGCAACGGTAAAGCATGTGAAAGAGCGGGTGCGGGGCATTGTGAGCAACCTGAATGGATAAGAGGATTTCAAAATGGCATTTAATATTAAGGACATCGCCAAGGGTGTGCGGCAGGCGCTGTACGGGCGGGAAGTGCGCGAGTGGATCGCGCAGATGGGCGAGTGGGTCTACAACTGGATGAACGAGCAGATGGCCACAGTCAAACGCTATTTCGACCAGATGAAAGAGTTGAAGGACCAAGCTTCCGCCAGTGCAGATGCCAGCGAGAAGAGCGCCCAGAACTCCAAAGCCAGCGCGGACGCCTCGGCCTCCAGTGCAAAGGCAAGTGCTTCCAGTGCAGGGGACAGTGCCAATAGTGCAAAGGCCAGTGCGGCCAGCGCGGCAGCGAGTGCCAGCAGTGCCAGCCACGCCAAGGACAGCGAGAACTCGGCCAAGCGATACTCGGAGAATGCAAAAGACGCCATTGCCACGGCCAAGAGCGAATACAGCGGCGGCTACTACAAGACTTACAACCTCGTGGCACCGAAAGCGGGCTGGAAGACCCTGACCCCAGCAAAGGGCGTCTACGGCTACTACTGCGACATTCCGGTGCAGGACCTGACCGACCGATACTCGCCCTTTTGCGCAACGGCACTGGAAAGCTATGCCGTGGCAACGGTAGCAGGAGTGGCAACGGCAGTGGAGACCCGGACAGGGGCGCTGCGGCTGTTTGCCCGGAACATCCCGACGGACGATATCGAGCTGGTGCTGACATTGTTCGGCGTTGGTACGCTGAGTTTCAATCTGACGCTTCCTACGACAGAATGGAAGCGGCTGGGAACGGCCATCGGCCCAAACCAGTATTACTGCGACATCGAGGTGCCGGGATGCCTTTCGACCCTGACGCCGCTGGCCACCACCGACCTCGAGCACTTTGAAGCGGCAGCGCCTGCGGGTCTTGCCAGCGTGGTGCAGACCTTTGACGGCTACGTGCGGTTTTATGCCGTGCGCCCGCCTGAGGAGAACATTGACGTGATCCTGGCTCTCATCAAGAAAGAAGACCCGGTGAACAAGCCGGCTACACGGACGGAGCTGGGCCTGGTGATGATCGGCGACGGTGTGGACGTGAACAGCGCGGGCACCATCTCGACGAGAGCGGCCACGGATGCCGAGTTTACGGAGATGATGGAGGCATTATTCCATGGCGAGTGAAATGATTTTGGCGAAGCTCAGCCAGCTGCAGGGGTTTGGCGAGAAGTTTATCGCGAAGATGGGGGAAGTCTCCGAGCGGGTACGGACACTGGAAGCAGTAGGCGCTCAGGCGAACCTCATTGAGCGGATTCTCGTGAACGGCGACCCGCTGAGCGTCGGGGAAAACAAGACCGTGAACATCCCGGTGCCGACACGGGTGAATCAGCTGGAAAACGATGCCTCCTACCAGGAGAACGTGATCGAGCGCATTCAGGTGAATGGCGTGACGCAAGGCATTACGGGCAAGACCGTGAATGTCCACATGCCCACGGCTGTGAGCGAGCTGACCAACGACGAAAACTACCAGACGAACGTACTGGAGGGCGTAAAGGTCAACGGAACGGCCCTGACGGTAGACGCGGAAAAGAACGTGAATGTCAGCGTACCTACGAAAGTTTCCCAGCTGACCAACGACAAGACCTACCAGACCAAAACGGAAGTGGAGAACACCGTCAAGACGGCCATGGCGGGGAGCAAGCACACCAGCTTCCAGAAAGTGAGCAGTGTACCTGCAGCGGCGGACGCCAAAGAGGACGTCATGTACCTCGTGATGAACTCCGTGACGAAACACTATGACATCTATGCGAAGATCGCGGACGATGCCGGAAATTTCAAAATGGAGCTGCTGGACGACATCACGATGGACCTCTCCGGCTATGTGCAGAAAGAAGCGGGGAAAGGCCTCTCCCACAACGACTTTACCGACGCCCTGCTGGCAAAGCTGAACGGCATTGCGGAGAAAGCGAACCTCTACATCCACCCCGGGCATACGGCCTATGCCGAGGGACTGTACAAAGTGACCGTGGACGCCCTGGGCCATGTGACAAAAGCGGTTGGGGTGACCAAAGCGGACATCACGGGCCTTGGCATCCCCGGGCAGGATACCCACGACTGGACCAGCATCACAGGGAAACCCACCAGTTACCCGCCCAGCGGGCACACCCATGATGACCGGTATTACACAGAGAGCGAGCTGGACACTAAGCTGGCGGGGAAGAGCGCCACGGGGCATAAGCACCTGTGGGCGGATATCACCAATAAGCCGAGCACATTTGCCCCCAGTGCCCACAAACATGTGAAAGCTGATATTACTGACTTTCCTACCAGTATGCCGGCAAGTGATGTCTCGGCTTGGGCAAAAGCGGCAAGCAAGCCGAGTTACACGAAAGCTGAAGTTGGACTTGGGAGCGTTGATAATACCGCCGATAGCGCAAAAGATGTGTCAAGTGCCGGCCGCATCCGAAATGATTCCAGGCAGACAGCTCTATCTGGAACTGCTTCTCCAACCAACGGTTTGACTGTCTATCAGGTTTACAATAATGGCTACCCTGTACCCTATGGCAATGTGATTTCTGTCATGGGTAATGGTGCAGGTCAGATTCTGGCCGCATGGAGCGGTGCTTCCGGTGCAGTTGCAAGACTGTACTACCGGAATAAGCGAGACACTTCTGATGCAAACTGGTCTGCATGGAAAACACTGGCATTTACTGACGACAAACCTGCCACTGCCGGAACTGCCGATACTGCGAAATCAGTTGCGTGGGATAACGTAACCGGCAAGCCCAGTACGTTTACTCCGGCAACGCACAGTCATGCATGGGGCAACATTACGGGAAAGCCCTCCACATTTGCCCCCAGTGCCCACAAACATGTGAAAGCGGATATTACCGACTTCCCGACGCTTGGCACGGCGGCTGCAAAGAACGTGGGCGATTTTGCAGCGGCATCTCACAGCCACAGCTGGGATTCTGTGACAGGCAAGCCGACTACGTTTGCACCCAGTTCTCACAACCACGATGACCGCTACTATACGGAAAGTGAGATGGACACGAAGCTCAGCGGCAAAGCCAACAGCAGCCATACCCACAACTATGCGGGTTCTTCGAGTGCTGGTGGCACGGCGGCCAGCGTGAACGGCTTTACCTTTGGGGTGCAGACCAGCGACCCGGGCGCGAACAGCAGCCTGACGACGAATAAATTTTTGTTTGTGTATGAGTAAGAGCACTATACCGTTAAGACCTCTCAGGCGCTTTGCGCCAGTTCCCCTTTCAAGGGAAGCTTAAGAGGAAAGGAGATTAAAAATGGCATTTGGGCCTATGAGCGTTGGCAGTGACGGCAGCCTGATGCTGGTGACCGACCCCACGCTGCGCCAGGAAAACATGTCCGCCGACGCAAAAGCGGTGGGCGATGCACTTGACAAAAAGTTTGACAAGACTGGCGGCACCGTGAGCGGGGACATTGCGTTCCCGCCCATCGGGGACGTGGCGAAATCGAAAAAGATCAGCTTTTCCGGTTCCACGGACGGGGCGGAAATTTACTACCAGACCACGGCGTCTGACCAGGGAAACCTGGTACTGAACCTGCTGGATGACGCGAACTGCTTTTTGCGCATTGCGCTGAACGGGGTATTCAAGAGCTATTTCTCACCCAGCGATGGCAATTTTCACGGAAACGTGAACGGCACGGCGGACTATGCAACCAATGCCGGGAAAGCCAACAATGTGCAGGGGTACGTGATCGCCAGCCAGAGCAGTGACCCGGGAGCGGGGAGTGCATTGGAGAGCGGCAAGATGCTGCTGGTATACGAGTAAGAGCGCTATTCCGGTAGGACCTCTCAGTCGCCTACGGCGACAGCTCTCCTGACAGGAGAGCCCTTGGCATGTCCGTTAACGGCACCAGACCGCTTGGGTTTCTACGAATTTCAAAATGGAGGGCCCTGTTGCCCTTGGCAGGAGGATAGAATATGGAGATCATTCAACCCGGTTATACTGCCCCGGTGGAAGAGGGGGAGAACTTTGCCACCTACGACGCCATCAGCAAGACGGTGGAGGAGCACAACCAGAATGCGGCCCCGGGCGAGAAATACTGGGGCATCAGCATTGAAAACAGCACCTACACGGTGTACGACTACGGTGAAGTGCCCATGCCGCCCACCGAGGAAGAGCAGATGGAAACACTGCGGGCAAAGAAGCTGGAAGAAGCTTCCAACGCCTGCGAAGCGGCCATCACGGCGGGCATCGACGTGATGTTCGGGGACGGGACGCAGGAGCATTTCTCGTTGGAAGTGCCCGACCAATCCAACATCGACGGTGTGTTCAACGCAGTGATGCTGGGAGCCACGGCCTACCCCTACCACGCAGACGGAAAGCAGTGCAAGCTGTACTCTGCCGCCGACATCGTGACGCTGTACACGGCAAAGCAGAGCGCCATCACTCAGCAGACCACCTACAACAACGCTTTGCGGCAATGGATCGGCCGTGAGACGAGCCTTGAGGTGCTGAAGGGCATTTCCTATGGCGTGGAGCTGCCGGAGGACCTGAAAGCCGAGGTGGCGGACATCCTGCAGAAGGCAAAAGAGCAGGTGGAGGCCATCGTCGCAAAACTGACCACTACGGTATCTGCGTAAAGGGGCCCGCTATGACTGATAAGTTCAAAGAATGCCTTAAATGCGCCATTCTCTTTCTGATTGGAGAGCGGCTTTATTATTGCATCGAAATCATGTGGCGGGGCCATTCCCACTGGACTATGGCCGTCGTTGGCGGTGTGTGCTTTGTGCTCATCGGGGGCCTGAACAACTACCTGCCCTGGGAAATGCCCATCTGGAAGCAGGCGCTCTGCGGCAGCGCCCTGGTGACCGCCATGGAGCTGGTGGCGGGGATCATCCTGAATTTATATCTGGGCCTCGGCATCTGGGACTACTCGGGCCTGCCCTGCAACCTGCTGGGACAGATCTGCCTGCCGTTCAGCCTGCTGTGGGTGGCGATGAGTGTTCTCTGCATCTTTGTGGACGACGCGCTGCGGTGGAGGCTGTTCCACGAGGAGAAGCCGCATTACCGATGGATTTGACCTGAAATAAAGAAAAAATTTTGAATGAGAGTCTACGAGAAATCGTAGGCTCTTTTTCTTTTTGGGAGAAATCAAAATGGGAAAGAATCTACTCATGGGCGTTGGCAGCAAGGCCCGCAAAGTGAAAGCCATGTATGTGGGGGTAGGCGGCAAAGCCCGCAAAGTCAAAAAAGCATACGTCGGCGTAGGTGGCAAGGCCCGGCTCGTCTACACGAGTTATATCCCATTGACGGATATTGACCTGGTTCTACCTGATGATATCACGCAGCTGACTGTTACGATTACCGCTGTATTTACGCCAAGTGATGCCACTGACCAGAGGGTCACATGGGAATTATACAATATGCCTGGTGCAGGTATAACAATCATATCAACAACTGAAACAACTTGTACGTTAAGAACAAGTTCTATAAATGGCGGTCTTACGATGGGCACACTAAAAGCTACAACAACCAACGGTAGCATGTCGGTTTCTAAAAACATTAGACATAATTCGGCGAATTTTGTTTACAAAAACGGGACATGGTCATGGTAATCATAATGAGATTAGTTTTTCGTAATCGTTCAGTGCGGGTCGCATTATCGGGATAAATAACGGTTCGCAGGCAGTCATTTTGGCTGTCTGCTTTTGTTTGCACTCCATAAGCCTGATAGGAGATGTCAAAGTTGAGTATCGTAACATTTTCTGCCGGGGACAAGACCCCGCTAACCAAAAATTTTTGTCGGTATGAGTTTGAATGTCCCTGCGGATGCACGGCGCAGATGGTTGACCAAGAGCTTGCGAAAAAGCTTCAGGTCATCCGGGACAAACTTGGGAAAAAGCTGAAAGTCACCTCTGGATACCGTTGCATAAAGCATAATGCCGACCCAAAGGTGAAGGGGAGTAGAAGCAGCCGCCACCTTTACGGCATTGCCGCAGACTGGCGGACGCTGGATCGCTCCATCAACCCGGTCGCTCTCGGTATCATCGCACAGAGCGTTGGCTTTGGCGGAATCGGCATCTACTGGCACAGCATGGGTGCATTTGTCCACACTGACACCCGGGGAGGTAAGGCCACCTGGCTTTGTACCACCCCCGGTGATTATCCCAGCACCAGCTACAGTGCCTTCATCATGCCGACCATCAAACAAGGTTGCACCGGGGCGGCAAACCGTTCAGCCACGATCATGCTTCAAAAATTGCTGAAGCTGAAATCTGATGGAAGCTTCGGTCCTGGAACCACAAAGGCGGTCATGCTTGCCCAGGAGCATTACGGCCTCAAAGTCGATGGCGTCTGCGGTCCTGCCACATGGAGGGCCGTCTCAGGCGCAAATAAGTACCTGTAAGAGGAGATAAGATATGTGACGGTAAAGAAGAAATACATCCCCGGCCACTGTGACCCGTACAGCGGCTCTAGGGCTGGGTGCATGTGGACGTGCGGAAGGTAAAAACGCGCTGGGAAATGTGAGGAGGCGAAAAGACACGCAGACATTTATTTTGGAGCACCTGGGCGAACTGGCATTCAGCGGGCTGGCCGCTGTGCTGGGGTGGCTGGGGAAGACCGTCTGGGACACTGTAAAAGAGCAAAAGAACATGAAGAAGGCCATCAAGGCGCTGCTGCATGACCGACTGTACCAGAGCTCCCATTTTTACCTCAAACAGGAATGGGTGGATATGGAGGGGCTGACGAACGTTGGCTACATCTATGAAAGCTACCATGAACTGGGCGGCAACGGCACCGGGACGGCACTGTACAACAAAATCAAGGAACTGCCCATCCGGGACAGTTAAGATTTTTTTCAAAATGGAGGAAAATGACCATGACGAAGAATATTTCGACGGGCACTATCGTGCGCACGCTGTGCCTGATTCTGGCACTGGCCAACCAGCTGCTGAGTGCTTTTGGCAAGAGCCCGCTGCCCATTGACAACGCTCAGCTGGAACAGCTGGTGACGGGTCTTATCACCGTAGTGGCAGCGCTGGTGAACTGGTGGGAGAACAATTCCTTTACCAAGGAAGCGCTGGCGGCGGACGAGCTGTACAAGACGCTGCGGGAGAAGAACGCAAAGAGCGTGCATTGA